TTCGGCTAAAGCAGCATTATTTTCAAAAGATGTTTGTTTTAATAATTCTCTACGAAACGCAAAAGTAGCCGCTGTAGAATGGTTTGGACCATATGGACCGAATTGATACATTTTATTAATATGTTTAAAATAAATATACATTTCACTTGAACCAGCAATCATATAAGAGGGATTATTTTTTAAGGTTTCTACAGCATGACTAACGCGTTCAGGAGGATAAAAATCATCATCATCCATATATATTATAAATTGACCTAATGCTTTTTCGTGCATAATATTCCTTTTTTGTCCTAGTGTCATTTTTGTATCATATTTAAAATATTTAACCTGAGGAATATTCTTTACTAAGTCTTCAATCTTATCTGTTCCATCATCTATAATAACCCATTCCATCTTTTCTCTAGGATATGTTTGAGAAAGAAAACATTTAATAATCATATCATAAAATGGTCTTCTATTAAAGGTAGGAGTACATATACTTACTTCTGGATTTATTTTTTTTTTATTTTTAACCATTTATTTATATAAATAAATTATTTAAGCTTATTATTCACGATTATATATTTATTATTACTAGTTATCACTAGATTTCTCAATAAGTTTACCTTCAGTTTCAGGTTCAGCTGAAACAGGTTGAGGGTTTAATTTTTGAGGAGATTCAGGAAAAATTGCACTTTTTACATTATATGGTGGATAATTATATGCCTCTTGAACTAAAGTACTTTCTACAAACTTAGCGTTACATGTTAACCCTTTAGTATACCTATATTTTTCGTAAATATTGGGATCAATCTCAATCATCATATTTTCTTTTAAATTTTGTTCTTTATAACAATTTATAAAAGTATACGACGATTTATTTTTATTTTTATCTTTATATATTAATGTATTAGTAAAATATCCCCAAAACATCAAAAGTAATAACAGAACTAAACTTATTCCTAATGTCAAACTATTCAAAGAAACTACTTTAGATTGAAACAAATCATAAAAAAAAACAATTAATAGTAACAATAAAATCCATGATTGTTTATATTGTAATCCTTCAAGAAATGTTAAATAAGAATAAGTATTTGTTGTTGAATCGTCTATTTTATATTCGTTCCCTTCTTGTCTTGCTTCTTTTGCTTGAAAAAATAAACAAAATATAAAAATCATAATCATTATAAAAAATGAAAGAAAATAAACGATTATAGCATAAATAATACATACTAAGGGTGAACATAATAAAATTATAACGATTATTACAAATGCGGCAATATACATAATTATTGTCATAAATAAAAATATAAAATCTGTTTTATTAGCTGCGTTAGAATATGAAAAAAATATAAATACAAGGTATATTATAAGTTTATAATAAAAATAAATTATAAAAGCAAATACAAATAAAAAAGAAAATAAACCAATAATAACATATAATATAGCAAAAAAATCAGTTATAGATGTATTCAACATTATTATTGATGGTATTAATAATAAGAATAATTCAATAAATGATACAGGAATAATATAAGATATATATCTTAATAGTGTTCCTAAAAAAAAATTATATAAAATTATAGCAAATACAAACATTGAACGAAATATATCCAATGGTAATTCTATAAATATTAAATATAATATACTTAAAAAATAAGTTAAATAACTAGCACCTGTTTTTCCTTTATGAAAATAATATAATGTAACAAATTCATCACTTAATGTAAAAAAATTACCCATTTCTTTCAAATTTAAATACTGAATAAAATTTTGTATTTGAGTAAAATTCTGTAAAAATTTTATAGATGGTAGTAATAATTTTTTAACATAATCATAATCAAAACGAATTAATTTACCATATGTAACATTACAAATAGAACCTACATTATCTGTTACATCATTAGCTTCATTTACTGGTTCATCTTCATTTACTGGTTCAGCTTCATTTACTGGTTCATCTTCATCTGAACCTCCCCCTACTTTAGGTACAGCATCTGTAGGTGTATCTGTATTTGGTTCTGGTTCTGTATCTGTATTTGGTTCTGGTTCTGGTTCTGTATCTGTATTACCAGAAAATAAATTTTGTATACATTTTCTATAAACATAAAATGATATTTCATCAGTAATCAATAAATTATCATTATTACCCAATGCTTCTATTCCTGGATTATTTTCATCTAGTTGGTAACCTTCACCATTAGTTGGTTTATAAAATGGATAACAATACCCACCAAAATTTTTTATATTATAATTAAATGTCCCGCTTAAAATACCAGAACGTCCTACTCTTGAATTATATACTAAAGGTGCACCAGCAAGCAATATTCCAGAAATAATTATAAATATATGATAAGTATATACTTCGTAAAAATTAAATATTTGATTAATTTTTTGTTTTGATTTATTGTCAACTAAATTATTTTCACATGAATCATCATACATTATAATTTTAAAGAATATATTATAATTATATAAACTATATTATATCATAAAATATAATATAATTATATACTATAATTATAATATGAAATATAAAAATGGGGAAAATATAATACTAATACTTTTATTCTTATTTGTTATTTTAAATTGTTTTTCTCTAAAAGAAGGGTATGGTAATTATAGTGATAATGTTGATTTACCAATTAACACTACATATTCATGTAAAAATATGTGTGGTCCACACGCAACTTGTAGCTTAACAGGAGAACAATGTACTTCTGATATAGATTGTTATGGTTGTCAACCTAAAAATAAAAATAGCAATAATATTTCTAAAGATGTAAATCCGTATAATGATAGTGGAAAGTTAACAGATATGACACCTAATAAATCATTTTTAACAAGTGATATTGGTTCAAGAGCATATTATTTTGAGAATAAAATAAATAGTCCAGCTTTATATAATAATAAAGGAATTAATACATGGAGAGAAACATTTGATGAAGAACAATATTTATACAATAAAAGATATAATCCATCCATTTATAGTCAAACTATACCGAATTATAAAGCAAGACCTACATTAACAGGTGAATTTATGGTTAAAGGTCCAGCAGCATCTAACGCAACATTATAAATTATTTCTTCAAAATTAATAAAAGCACCAAGGTTAAAATATTAAGTTGCATACAATAATCCACAATTTCCTCCAATAAAGTTAACCACATTATATCTTTCTTCAAATAAAACCATATTATAGTAATAATCATATATTCTCCATGTTGGTTTATTAATACCCACAACATTACCAGATTGTGGATCACAAATAACTAAGCTTTGTGCGTTTGGATCAATAGGAGGATTAATAGTAACTGTTTCTAATTCGATATTAGAAAATCTGCTCATATTCATAGCACCGCTTGGTTGTAAGTCATTATTAGATGTGTTCATACAAAAATTATATACATATAATCCATTTTTTCCAGAACCATTAGTCCTAGTATATTTCTCTATATAATTATAAACACCAGATGGTTGTTGGTTTTCTCTATAAATGCCATCTAGTAATATTCCCATTGTAACTAATATATCTTTTGTATTTTCAAAATTATAATTTCCAGTAATCATCCACCCGGTTAAAAACCCATCTGTATTTACACCTGGACCGACTTCTACAACTGTGTTAGAACGTTCAATAGGCCATGTTCCATTTGTAGGAGCTTGTATTAAATCTTGAGGTAAATAATTATAAGGCCAGTTAGTATAGTTACTCCATTCATTTCTTAAATTAACATCACTTCTTTGAAAATAAAACATCCAATCAATAATCATTCCGATTGATTCAACAGATGTGCGATTTGAACCAGTAATATTATAATATATTTCTTCTCTTACTTGTTTGAATAAATATTTTTGTTCTTGTAAAGCAAATAATCGTGATTCTTCGTTTGAAAGAAAAGCATAAGTACAATTTAAATGAATATCTGCGTTCCAAATACTACGAGTATCAGTATATGAGATGACACCTAATTCAACATCAGGTGGTGTTTGTAAAAAGCGATACATTTGCATATAATATAAATTAAAGTTGGGAGCTACATAAGGAAAATTATTAGTAGTATCATATACATCACGTATCTGAAATAATTCTTGTACAGGTCTCATTGTAATATTGATATGTAATTCGTTATATTGTAGAGAAATAAGAGGAAATGCCATTTGAGTTTTTAAATTAAACCAAGCATTTAAAGGAATGTATAATGTGGTTGCACGTATACTTGGTTCAGCACCAACTGAACTTGTAGTATAATAAGAATTTGGATAAGAATTTACTCTTGTACCAGAATTAGCAGGATTACATAATTCTGGTACATTTCCAATCATTTTAAAAAACAATTCTTTTTTTTCTGTAGAGAAATCTCTTAAAACAGAATTTAATATATATGCGCCAGAATATTCTTGAAGAGTTTGATTACCACATGTAATTGTTACTTTAGAAATCATTTGAGCTCCCAAATATTCAATCCATTTAAATTCATAAGGAACCCATTGTTCTCCATTTTCTTCAGTTGGTGGAACTATAGTGCTCCAAATATTAGGTAATTCTACAGACAAATAACAATCCATTAGTAAATCAGCATATCGTGGTATTTTAAATGTAAAATTTGATTCTTCAGTTAACCTTAATGTTTTAGACCCATCAAAATCAACTCTAAATTTTTGTAAACCAAAATTAGTATATTTA